TGGTGATCTTAGCATATCAATCGATCAAAGAGACTCGGAGTCTAGGTATAGACACAATAATCCTGACAATAATTATAATAGCCCTAGCGATGATAGGTCATTACGTTTAACTTGGAGACACTATTTAGGTTCAGCCTGCACCGATGAATTTAAAGCTGTTCAACAAGAAAACATGGAACTAAAACAGCAGCTAGAACTCATGAAAATGTGCGGAAAAGTCAATAAAAACCCCACTTTAAAGTACAATCCAAACTTCCATTTGCTGGTTATGAAATGCTCTGGTATAGTGATTAATGATGAAAATCAGGAAAGACCCGATGGTAGTGCTTGGGACGATTTAAGAGATGAATATCAAAACCTACCTGAACACAAGGATAAAAAATTTATGGGCACAAAAGATATAATGAAGGATAGCACTTTGAAAATGCCACCAAAAGATTATATATTGCCTTTACCAAAACCAAAAATAAATGAGTAATAAACCTTTAAATATCGGAGAAGAAGCACGGGTGCAGATGCCGATGAAGACGGTAGCTAGCCTAATCGTGCTCGTAGCAATGGGCGTGTTCGCATACACAGAGTTGACTGCAAGGTTGGTATCGTTAGAGACATCACGTGAGTTGTTTGAAAATGATTTACTTAAAAAATCAGAACAAGTGCCCACGGATCAAGAACAACATTTTTTAATAGAGGATTTATATAAATCCGTAGAGAAAATGGAACAGACTCAAGAGATGAACATGACAAACAAAGTTAATATAGAATTTTTAAGAGAACAATTGGATAAAGCTTTAGCTGATATCGAAGTATTAAAAGATAAGGTAAGACAAAATGGCAACGGGACGCATTAATAGAAAAGTTTTAGATCATATTGCACAGATAAACAAAGAGAATAAAGAAATAAGTTTATCAAAAAATTTAAAAAAAGAAGTTGAAACTGGCAAGCATGGTACACAAAAATATGTTATCAAGCAAGGTATCAACAAAGGTAAGGTTTTATGACAGAGTTAATTATCGCCCTTCTTATGATTGTTCATGGAGAGATCAAGGAACACAGAATACAAGAGTCTATGTCTGATTGTTTAAAAGGAAAAAGAATTGCTATGAGAACCAATAAAAATAATAATATTCAATATCAGTGCATAAAGTCGATGGCTGAGTTAGAGTCGAACATAGATGGCAGCAAAAGCATCAAAAAACTCATCCTCGAATAAGGTGGCTAAAGAATTAAAAGATAGACGTTATCACCAACGTGTGATAAAAAATAAGAAAGCATATGACAGGAAAAAAATACACATGGAAGTTTACACCAGAGGTAGTTAATGGTGTTTGTCCTACTTGTGAAGAGGATACTTTATTGGTTTCGATAACTAGAGAATACTATAGATGTGTAACTTGTGGTACAGATTTAGAGCAGCATGTAAATGGTAAAATAATTTATTTACCATCCCTAGCGGGTAAAACAGTACAATCTCAAATTGATAAATTTTTAAAAGATGGCTAGACAAAGTTTTAAATTTTTTACACCTCGTGATAAACCTAAGAAAAGAGGGGCTCGCCAACACAAGAAAAACAAGAATAAAAGCGAGAAAAGACAACAAAAACAGCTTCGTTACAAAGGACAGGGTTGACATATATCACATAATCTCCTATAAATTAAAATTATACAGGAGAAATAATTATGCACGAATATGTAAAAGAATGGTGGGAGAGTAAAGTCTTTAAGGGACATGAGAAGAGTGAAGAGAACTTAAAAAAGTTTGAAGATCATTTTGGTAGTAGAGATACTTTTTCTAAAAGAATGGAAGAGAGAGATAACCTAAAAGATGGTCAAAACTTTGCTTTTATTTTACCTAAAGTTGGTAGGAAAAAATCACTACAAATGATTAACTTTATAGCCGAACAAACTAAATTAAATAAAGAAAGAGGTGATGGACATATCATAAAAAATTTATGGGTGCCTGAAATAGTAAATGTTGACTACTCAGAATATGTTGATGAACCTATGTACAAAGGTGCTTTGTTTGCAAAACATTACAAAGATGGGATCCTTATTGTTAACCACCCTTTAAAAGGCAACGAAGGTTGTGCGTTTTTTGAAATAGCCGGGGTTGGAGATGAAAATACAACTCCCGCAGGTAAAAGTGTTTTTAATATATTTAAGGAATCATTTTCTAATTATGGTCAAATAGATTGGAACCATAAAAATTTTGACGAGAAAGTTGTAGTATATGTAGTTCAACCTAAAGTATCTAAAAATACTGCAGCAAGACTTGTTTTTAAAAATAATAAAGCAATGGATAAATTGTTAAAATATTTAAGAACAGCAAATTACAAAACACTTGTGTATAATCCACCAAAAGATTTTAAAGATTTTTTTATTAAAAGAACTAAGGACACAGAATTTATTGGTCTTCTTAAACTAAAAGATAATAAAGAAAAACCTATAAAAGATATTATTGTTGACGAGACTTCAAAAAAAGACTGTTTAAAAACTAGTTGTGCTGTTGAGATTTTAGCTTTGTATAATGAGTATCATTGTACAAGCATAGATTCAAAATCTAGAAGAGAGGAACCTAAAAATCTTTTAGAAAAACCCTTGTTCTTTGACGAATTAAGAAGATTAAATACCTTTGATAAAATTAAAAATTATTACATGCAAGAAATATTTAACCATGAAAAACATATAGATATTTTTGATATAGCAGGTGAGAAAGATGATTTAGCTTTCGAAAAAAGAATCACTACTTATTTGAAAAAAGTTATAGTTAAAGCTGCCTTACTATACTACTGCGTAAATGAAGGATTAACTCTTTGTGATGGTAGAGAAATAAAATACGATACTAAATCTAAAACAGATTGTTTATTATTTTGGTACAAAATAGAAGTCACAGAATTAATATTTAATGTTTTAAATGTAAACAACTTTCCTCTTTGTATGATTGATTCAACTATTGTTAATGATGCAAAGCCTAGTGATAAAATAGTTGTAGATCAATTAGATGTTACGGTGGACTATGATGGTTTTATGGAAGAAGCAAAAAAACACCAACGTTCGTTTGATTTTAAAAACAAACATATCATAGAAGAAGCTATGAATAGTTCATTGGGTTATACAATGCCTTATGATGGTGTGTTTGAAATACTGCATGACATGGTGTTTAGTTTTATTAAGTTTAGAGAATATCAAGATTATATTACTATTGTTATATCAGATGATAATGAAAGATATTTCTTTGAAGTGTTTGATAAGAAAAAAAGAGATTTTAAATACTTTTTATGGAATAATTTAAAACTAAATGAGAACTATTCAGAAGATTGTATTCAAGATATTTACACAAAACTTGCAACATGTATCAGAGATGCAAAGGTATTGATTGAAAGAGATAGTACAATGCAATACAGAGGTAGAAAAACCCCAAGTAATTGTAAAACTGACTCTGTCTATCATATTTACTTTCCTAAAGTTAGATACAGAAGAAGCTCACATGCTGCACAGGTAAAAAAAGAAAAAGATTTTTTTGATGAAAGTAGAAAGTTTAGTGGCACAAGAAGAGCTCATATTAGACGTTTAGTAACGGATCAAAAACCATCTAAGAAACAATTACTGTTAGCTAAAAGATTAGATATATGGATACCTGATGGACATACATTTGTTAGAGAATCCGAATGGGGCAGCAACATGACGAAAAGAGAAATACGTTATAGAAACACTGCTTTAAATGGTTTGTTTTATTATGACAGCAGAGAGTTAACAGAAGCTGAAAAGATAGATCAGTTGGGTCCACTTGGTTTTGAAGAATACTGTAGGGATTATGTTAAAAAATTAGGTTATGAGGTTAAGACTTGTCAAAACTATGACGGAGGTATAGACATTAGGGCTATGAAAGTATTAGATAACTTAGATACAGAATATCTAATGGTTCAATGTAAACATTGGAAGACACCTATACCACCTAATGAGATGAGGGCTTTCAAAACAGCTTGTGACGAAGAACAATCTAACTATAAAAAAATTAAAATGTTTATAACTTCATCTAGATTTAGTCCGTCAGCTAAGGAGTTGGCTAACAAACATGATATTATAATGGTAGATGGAGATAATTTGATATCAAGAAAGGAGAGTAATGGCAGCTAAAGAAAAGATAATAACTATCAAACCAAAAGGTGCAACACCCAAACAATACAGTGCATTTTTGTTAGAGTTAAATTTAATGAAGCGAGCTTGGAAACCATATGGTGTAGACTTACAAGTTAGTGCACCAGGTCTTAGAAATATTATAAGATGGGGAACGAATGCTTACTCAAAGCCAATTAGACAAGATAGCTAATTTATATAACAAGACTAAAGAACCACGGTACAAGGACCAGTGGTACAAGGAAGTGAGAAAGAATTATGGATCTAATAATATTAAACGATGGAATGTATCAGTTGATAAGTGTTACAAAACAAATGATGGAAGGAATTGAAATCATATCTAAGGTTGATTGTTTTGATTTATGTGACATACTACGATTACATTTAACCACGTATCATGAACCACCATTTAATGTTCATGTGATGAAGGATGGAACAGGTGATTTTATTGGCTGTATTTGTAAGTAGTCTTTTACTACTACCCGCTATTATTATGTTTTGGATCTGGGATCAAGAAACACCTACCCTAAAGAGGGAAAAATAAGGATAGGTGATGATGAGAAGATAAAACCTCACTAACATAATTAAATTACCCTGTCAACTTTACACGAAAATTTTGTATAGACTTCCATACTATTAACCCATTCTGGGTCAAGTTCTGTTAATATTTTATGCGAATAATCATAACCATAAACTATGCAGCTATGGTAATCTTCAAATAATTTTTCTTTAGTAGGTATAACTTTACATTCATTCTGTACTACCCCCGAACAAAAAACCATTAATAAAATAAATTTCATTGACAATCCTACATTATAAACTATAAATTATTTAATTATGAAAGGAAACAAGCATGACAGACATGAATAAATATAAAAATGTTTCGCTTCAAAAAGAAACATACTCTATTTTAGAGAAGTTGTCTAAAGTATTACTGCCCGACGGCAAATTGTCTATATCAAAAACAATAGAAGTATTAGCAAACAAGGAAGCGAGAAAATTAAATGGTAAAATTAAAACTAAATCGGATTAAAAGAATAATTTGTACCGTTTGTAAAGGAAACGGATACATTAAAGCGAAAGGACATGATGGGAAAGATAAGATAAACCAATGTTTTGCGTGTGATTCAGAAGGAGAAGTCTATCAAACTGTTTCATCCAAACAATTTGTTGGTAACGGTAATAGCAGCCGAAGCATAAATTAATGGAAGAAAAGAATTTAGCTTATATAGCTGGTTTGTTTGATGGCGAGGGACATATTCAATACAAACAATACATGCGTCAACGAAAGCATAACATTAAACCTTATCCAACTTGGTCAATTAGAATGGAAATGGCAATGACAGATCAATCTATTTTAATTTGGGTTTGTGAAACTTTGGGAGTTGGAACTGTTGGAGAGAAAAGATATAAGACAAGGTACTCAAAAACTTGGAAAAAACAATGGCGTTGGAGGTGTTGTCACCGTGATGCTTATTATGTTTCTAAACTTTTATGGCCTTTTGCTCACATAAAGTTAGATGGAATACAAAAAATAATAGCTCATTACGCTAAGAAAAAAATAAAAGTTAAAACAAAAAACGAAGTAATAGATTTTAATTATTACAAATTTTGGAGAGAACACAATGTCAAAGAAAAAGAAAAAAGAAAATAACCCACAGATAGAAGTCAGAACTTTTAATTGGGGTCCTTGTGTCATAAAACTTAAGATACAAGATGATTTTAAAAAAGTGTTATTAAGTGAGATTAAAAAATCTAAAGAAGACTATAGACACAAACTTGCGGGTCAAATAGAAAAAGAAATAGGTTATACTCAAGAGTCTAGAGATAAAATTATACCTTATCTTGCACCATACTTAGGTATTTATGATCAAATGTTTCAAAAGTATCAAGGAAAGTTTTACGATTCAAAACCAGAATACGCACTAACGGCTCTTTGGTGTAATTTTCAACGTCAATATGAATTTAACCCACCACACGATCATGATGGTAAATTATCATTTGTAATATATCTATCCGTGCCTGATCCTTTGAAGAAAGAAAACGAAAAGTATAGTGGTAAATCTTGCGGACCCGGAGGCATACAGTTTATGTATGGTGAAGGAATTAGAGATTGTATTACTTATATGTCTTACTTTCCTAAAGACTGTGAGATGTTTATCTTTCCTGCGTGGTTGAAACATTGGGTTAGTCCGTTTGACTCTGATTGTGTGAGAGTATCAGTCAGTGGCAATGTCCACGACTCAGCGCCCTTAAATCAAATTAAGAAAGGAATGTTAGTTAAGGAATGAGACATTTGTTTGAAACATGCATCGATGTGGGTAGTGGTTTGCTACTATCGACACTAATACAGTTGTTCATTTTTCCATTTTTTGATATGTACCCAACAGTTCTTGAAAGCTTCCATATAGCTGTAATCTTTACGGTAATTTCTATATGTCGAAGTTGGTTTTGGAGAACGATATTTGGTAAACGGAGAAGAGTATGAAGCACAGTAATAAGTATCAATATGTTCGAGGTAGACAAATCGATGAACACGGATCAAGGACCTATGATGTAAATGGTTCTAGACTTCCGTCAGTTACTACGATATTAGGAGCCACCAAAAACCAAGATTTTTTAAAACAATGGAAGGCCAAAGTTGGAGAAGCAGAAGCAGAGCGAATCAAAAACTATAGTAGTAGTCGGGGGACAGCTATGCACAAATTCTTGGAACATCATGTACTCGGAACTAACATCGTTGATCTTACGAGGATTGGACAAGAGGCGCGTCCCATGGCCGATAAAATTATTGAGATGGGTCTTACACCTGTTGAAGAGTATTACGGCTCGGAAGTCACTTTGTATTATCCTGGGTTATATGCTGGGTCTACTGACCTCGTTTGTAGTCATAATGGTAAAGAATCTATTGTAGACTTCAAGCAATCTAACAGACCTAAACGAAAAGAATGGGTTGAAGATTACTATTTACAAATTGCTGCATATGCCATGGCACACGACCACGTTCACGGGTCCCAGATCCGTCAAGGTGTGATCATGATGTGTACGCCAGATTTATATTACCAAGAATTTATAATCACGGACCATGAATTAAGGAGCTATAAACATAAGTTTTTGAAGAGATTGGACATGTATCATGAGCTCAAGTTTGATGAGAAAGAACAACACAACACGGAAAAAGAAAACGAAGAATACTTAAAGGAGTTAGAAAGGAAGCTATGACGGATCAAACAAGATGGGGTATAGATCAAGTGCAGCAAGAGAATAAGGCCAAGGCTCACGAAGCCCAAAAAGAGATGAGAGAAGAAGTAAAAGAATATGTTGGTAAATGTGGTATTTTTCAGCTACAAAAAATGTACCAAAAGATGAAGGACATGAAAAATGAATGACAATTTAAAAAAAGTTCTAACTGCAAGGTACAATGCAGAGATAGAAGACGCAAAATACAAGATAAAATGTTACAGTGAACACGAGCTTTTGATACCTGAACACCCTGATATTACGGCAGAAGTTGACAAATTATTACAAAAAATGTCCGAATCCCATGATAAATTAGCGGTTATTGAGCTACATTATAGCAAAAAAGAGACAAAAAAAGAATTACTATAGTATTATTTTACAGATTTAAAAAAAATTTTTTTATTTCATGAAATAAAGTGTACTTTGTGTACTTTTGATCGTTTTTCAGCATAAAATATAGCGTTTTATGGGACAAATTATGGTACACTTTTTGTTTTTTGGTACACATTAATATGTACCAATACAAAATCGCTATCGCGCGCACGAACAATATTTTAAATTAATCAATCTGTGATATAAACCTATACATGCCTAAGAAAAGAAGAAAAGCTATCACCACTGAGACAACTCCTGATATACCTTTTCAGAAGGTCAGAGTGGAGTGGGTCGATTGCGTAAGTGATTCTGGCTGGGCTAGTGAAAAAGAATTTAATAAGATGAGATTAGCTAAACCCATTAATGAAGGTTGGTTATACTCTAAAGATAAAATTTCTATAAAATTATTTGCATCATACGACAAAGATGAGGATGGAATTAATTTTGGGGATCGAACTATGATTCCTCGTCAGTGGGTGAAGAAGATTCAGAAGATATAACTTCACCTTCTATTTGTTTTGCATTAAGGATTGGTTCGTAATCTTCTAATATTTGTTTCATTTTATTTTCTAATTCTTTTTCGGATAGATCCTCTAACTTACCTGTTTTAATTATTTTTCTATCGATATACAATCCTGCAGCTTTTCCTCTATTAGCTTCAGCATTTACTGCTGATGAAAACGATCCTTTCTTTAGTGCTGCCTCTCGTAATCTTGCAAGTTCTGCAACATGGCCTTCGTAAGTCACTTCATGTTTTCTTAATCTTTCTTCTTTTAGTTCTCCAATATGTTTCACTACGAGTGGAGACAATCTTGGGTTGGTGAGCTCCGAACCTTCTTGTCTAGCTCTTTTTGGAGAATAACCTGCCCTAAGTGCCGCCTCAGTTTTTGTAACTGGACCATTTTCATCACCGAAAACCAGGAATTCTGCAAATCTTTGTTGCATTTCAGTTAATCTCTTAGGTACGCCCATAAGTTGACAATTTAGGGTAACTCTCCTATAAAGTCAAGAATGAAAGTTTACAAGGGAAATGTGGTCTATTCTAATTTAGAACGAGAAATAGAAAGATTAAAATTAGATAAAAGAAAACTAGAAAAAGTTAATAATAAGCTTAAAAAGGAGTTAAAAGATGTTCGTAAAGCACTTACAAGAGTACCTAGATAAATTCACTGAAGGATCCAACGGTATGAGGGGAAACGCAGTCAGTAATGCTAGAATTTACATCATGACTTCTAAGGGTTATTTAGAAGAAATTAAAAGAATTGAAGTTCATGAAAGCAATAATCCAAAAGACACATCAATAAGGGTAGTTTTAAAACCTAATACAGAGGAAAAATTAATATTACCTCAAGGCTACATTAAAGATTACTAGGGGCATGATATCTTACACTACCACGCCCCCATACTCATTTTAGGAGGATATATCTATTGGAAATACAGAGTTAGAGTCTTCGTTATCTTTATCCTTTCTCCATTTTTCAAACTCTACTTTGTCTTTTTCATCCTTATCCCATTGAGTTCTTAAAACTTGCATGGTTGTATCTTCTATTTTTTTAAGACCTTCTTTGGTGTCAACTAAAGTAATTATTTTTTTAATTAAATCTAATTTATCTTTTTCCATCTTTCTTACCTCCTTTCTAATAACAATCTGAACAATACTCTCTGTTTGATTGGCTATGATTTTTGTATAAATAATTATTACACTTCTTAGCCTTACAAATAATAGTTCCTTTTATTAATTTTTTCTTTTCTTCTTTCTTTTCAATCTCTATTAATTCATCAAAAGTTTCATTTCCTTTCAACTCTACACCACAAAAGGATTTTAATTTTTTAACTTCCTTATGGTTTATTTTCATATCAATACCCCAACCAACTTTTTACATCTTTTGTTTTGTAAACTTTTTTTCTTCCTAAAGTTTTAAAAAAGTCTTCCAACTCATCTAAGTTTCCATGTTGCTTGATTATGAAAACTGCTCTTTTAAGTGTTATTGTTATTGGTTCCATTTTTTTTCTTCCTTTCTAACTTTAATTTATATTTAGTATGATACACTCCACCCACACAACTCAAAATATTTCTCAAAGTTTGTTCCATGAGCCATTTTACATTATCTTGAGTTGGTAAGTTTTTTTTCATTCTAAGTCCTTTATAGTCCTATTAATAGTAAAATCAATAATTTTCTTCATTACAGATCCTCAATTAAATGGACTATAATTATCATTAATAGGCATACAAAACCACCTACACCCAAAATCATTGGTACATACCACCACTCCATTATTTATCTCCCACTAATCTTAATATTATTAATACAATTACCGTCGCAATAAAAAACCACTCCATTATTTCAACACTCCTTTCTTCTCTTTTACATAAGTTGTTAGTTCATCAAATAAAGCACTCAAACAAAAGTCCCCTAAATCCCCACTGTTTAAAGTGTGTATTTTTCCGTTTGGGTCTTTGATCTCAATTTTAAGACTTTCCCACTCCCATTCATTTTTTTTATTTTTCATTTTTTACCCTCCGTTAGTTTTTTTATTATTGATAATAACATTTTAATAATAGTTTTAGATGAACCATCATAATTTTTTTGTGCAATATCCACATCATCTAATAACCAATTAGTTAAAAAGTCTTTTTCTTTTTTAGTTAGTTTCATATCTTTGCTCCTTTCTATTCAACCCTCATTATTTCGATGTCTTGCATCATTTCATCAACTTGATATTTTTCTCCAAGTTCCATTTCTTTTAAATCTTTAATGGTGTCATTGTCATATTGATACTCATTAAAAAATTTAATTGGATCGTCAACTCTGTTTGATGTATGGCAACCACATTTTTTATCAAATAGTTCATTATGGTCACAAGCATCGCCACTCCAACGAACAATGAAAAATTTCATTCCTTTTAAATCTTTCACTAATTCTTCATAACTTGGTTGTGGTTCTTCTTTTAATGGTTCTAAATGTTTAAAATGAATTAATTCATCATCATTCAAACCATAGTATTGTTTTGGATCAACATTTGATCTCATGCATTCCGTAACATAAGGGTCTGTTATAAATTGACCTTGACAGACGAAACCTTTCGCCCCACTTTGATTAGTTATTATTTTTACCATTTTCTTTCTTCCTTTCTATTTGTTTATTTCTTCTTCTGACCAAGTCCAACCAAGTGACACATCAAAAGCTTTGATTGTTTTACCGTTCACACTAAATTCAGATCTTTCAAGTGTGATTATCTCATCTTCGTTAAAATCTCTGATAGATATATTTTCATCATCAATAATTTTAAAGATTGATGTAGGTTCACAATCCATAGTTTTTTTCTGAATTTGATTAAACTTTTTAATTTGGTCTAGTTCAACCATAGGAATTGACCATCCATTCCATTTATGATTAGTCACATATCCTTCAATATAATGTTCAATAGTATATTCTCCGTTTTCATTTACACTATCTGACAACCAATGATCATGAAATAATTTTACCTTTTTCCATCTCATTGGCATATCGTTGGTGAATTTAATTTTTTCACTAACAACATCATCAATAAACTTTCCATTGTCTATATCTATAGATTTAACAAATCCCCCACCTTGAGGACATATAGAAATTTTATTGTCTTTGAATTCTGTAATTTCCATATAATTTTTATTATCTGAATTACAGATATATTTATTGTTTTTTATTAACTCTTTTATATTCATCTTATCTTCTCCTTTTTGTTTCTGATCTCATCAGTTGAGGATTAACCTCAAGACCCCCTTGAGGGGGTTTCGATCTATTTCAAATTGTTTTTAATCAAACTTTGATTGTAAGTGTTATTGATAGCATTTACAATTTTACCTTTAATTTGATTTTGTTCTTGTTCTCTCTTTTTAGTTTCTTCCGAGTTGTTTTCTCTTCTCATTCTTATTAGGTCGAGAGGGTCGGAAAGATTATATTCAGAAACTTTTTCAACCTTAAAAGAAACTTTCTCCATTACTTTGTTTACTGCTTTAATTCTCTCAATCTGTTTCTTTTGCAACAAACTTAAAGAATTATAATCAATCTTAAAAAGAAAGCTTTCAAGATCAATTTCAGTTGTTCCATATTTCCAAAGTCCAATTGATTTGATGTGTTCATTCTCGTCTATAAATAAAACATCAACTGCATTATATGTTGATTTTTTAACTGCACACCATTTATTAGTTTTAGGATTTAAAGTACAAAAACAAACTCTGTCGCCTTTTGTTTTGTTTGTTTCAATCCATGTTCTTCTTTTAGTTTTTAATCTAAAACCCCAAGGATAATTTGAAACCTCTAAAGCATTATCAAAACTGTCTTTGTTGTATATATATTTAGTCATTGTTTCTTCTTTCGTTTTGTTTTTTATATTATTCATATCAAGGAGATTATAGGATAGTAAAGAGTAATCAAGTCAATAATTGAATAATTTTCGATAGCTCTTGAATTTACTACATATAGTAGGTCCTAATTTCCAGGCACAAGATATTGTGTTTTCAACTTGAAATTGTTTCTTTTTAAATGTAAGTGTCACCTTAAATAATAATGAAGAATGAAAGTAAATTTTATCACGAAATCAAAAAGAATATATCTGAAATTAGTTGGATTAGACTTGAAAATTCTGTCCTTCTTGGGGTTGCTGATCTATTGGCTTATAATGATAATGGCACCTTTTTCACAGTAGAGTTAAAAGTTGCAAGAGGTAACAAGGTTACGTTCTCACCTCATCAAATCGCATTCCATTTTAAACATTCAAAGAATACTTTCATCCTAGTTAAAGGGCAAAGTCAGAGGTCGCCCAAACTTTTTGAGGGGTCAAAGATCCATGAACTTTTAAACGTGGGTTTTAAATCAAGGGCATTGGCTCAAGGATATGAAGATATTAAAAAGGTTCTTGGTTCTTTGTAGGTTTTCCGATAACGATTAATTATCACTATTGATATCGCACACTTATCACTAGTAATAAATCAAGGTTCTTGATCCGTGTTTCTTGGTCAATGGATCCTAAGCCAAAGCCAAAAACCAAAGAACACGGAACACCGACCCCCCTAAAAAATTAAAAGGGATCCTAATACTAGGTGCTAGGTGCAAGAGTTAGACTGTTAATGTTGGTAAAAACGTTTTGATTAGGTATAGTGACCTCAAAAAAATTTTAAAAATTTTTAAATGAATTTGGATAAAGTAGACATAAGTAAATTACCTTCTGATGTAAGGAGACAGTTCTTGCAGCTAAAAGTAATGCACGCTGAAAAAAAGATACAGAATAAGGCTAAGGATGACTTCTTATCTTTTGTAAAATGCGTGTGGCCTGATTTCGTAGAAGGTTCTCACCACAGACATATTTCTGACAAATTTAATAAATTAGCAAACGGCGAAATAAATCGTTTGATAATCAACATGCCACCTAGACATACCAAGTCGGAGTTTGCCTCATACTTACTTCCTGCTTGGATGGTGGGCCGTACCCCTAAGTTAAAAATAATCCAAGCAACCCACACGGGTGAACTAGCAATAAGGTTTGGTCGTAAAGCAAAAAATTTAATTGACAGTGAAGACTACACAAAAATTTTTGAAACAAGATTACAAGAAGACAGCAAAGCCGCTGGTAGGTGGGAAACGGCACAAGGCGGAGAATACTTTGCAGCTGGAGTAGGCGGTGCTATCACTGGCCGGGGTGCCGACCTTTTAATAATTGATGATCCTCATTCAGAGCAAGATGCAATGTCCAAGACTGCATTAGAGTCAGCCTATGAATGGTATACGTCTGGTCCACGTCAACGTCTTCAACCTGGTGGTAAGATAGTTGTGGTTATGACACGTTGGTCTACCAAAGATCTAACAGGTATGCTTGTTAAAAATCAAACAGAGGCTAAAGCTGATCAGTGGCACGTGGTCGAATTTCCAGCAATCATGGATCAAGGAACAGAAAAAGCAAAACCTGTTTGGCCACAATATTGGAAGTTAGATGAATTAGAGAAAGTACAAGCAACACTACCCGTTGCTAAATGGAATGCACAGTGGATGCAGCAACCAACTAGTGAAGAAGGTGCAATTCTTAAACGTGAGTGGTGGAGAACTTATACCAAAGATTATATCCCACAGTTATCACATGTAATACAATCTTATGATACTGCGTTTCTTAAAAAAGAAACCGCAGATTATTCAGCTATCACCACTTGGGGTGTATTTTATCCCAGTGAGGATGAAGGGGCTAACCTTATTCTTCTCGATTCTATCAAAGGCAGATACGAGTTCCCTGAGTTACGTAGGTTAGCCCTTGAACAATATGACTATTGGAAACCTGAAACAGTTATCGTTGAGGCGAAAGCGAGTGGACTACCTCTTACTTATGAGCTCAGAAAGATGGATATCCCCGTTGTCAACTTTACGCCATCCAAAGGAAATGATAAGCATGCACGTGTAAATGCGGTTGCACCTTTGTTCGAAAGTGGTATGATATGGGCTCCTGAACAAAAATTTGCTGAGGAAGTCATTGAAGAGTGTGCTGCATTCCCATATGGCGATCATGATGACTTGGTGGATAGTACCACACAAGCAATCATGCGTTTTAGACAAGGTGGTCTAATAGATCATCCAGAAGACTATGTGGATGAAGTAAAAGAAAAACGTAAAAGGATTTATTATTAATGTCTTCACTATCTGATGAATATATCAAAAACTTTTCTGATGAAAGAAAAGGAATCTTTAACAAAAGATTTAGTGATGACTATGATCCAAATGAATCAGAAGAAATAAATATTATAAGAATTTTGAATGAGATGAGAGAACTTGGCCTAGCAGACGGTGGACGTATTGGTCTAGGTTATCTTTTCAGTAAAGGAGGTCGTGTTGCATATCAAGATGGCACACCAGAAAGAAAAAACTATGAGACTCCAGTCACTGATGTAATTAAATCTGTAAATGAAACATCTAAAGATTATATAATGGATGGTATGGAAGCATTCGATAAGTATACAGGAGTAGATCAAATAACTTCTTCTAATTTTCCAGGATCCTTTGACGATCCATCAGGAATTCCTTCAGATTTTAGACATCAAGCTGCAGCAAATGCTTTAGCTAAAAGTTTAGGAAAAGGCCAGTATACAGATCCTATAATGGGACCTATTAGTTATTTATCGGGCGCTTTAGGTTCTTCGGGATTAGGAGCAATAAAAGAAATCGGTGATCTTGCAGTTGGGCTGTATGATGATCCAAAAAATTATAAAGATGTTTTTGGTGAATTTGTAAGAGACAATCTTAGTAACATTAAAGGAGCATTTGCAAAAGACAAAACTAGTGAAGAGTTATATGCTGAAATAATGAAAGATTATGTACCAATGAATCGTTTTGATATGATGCCTATATCATCAAGACAAATGTTTCTAAAACAAAAACAACTTGAAGATGCAAAGAAAAAACAAAAAGATACAATTACTCCTATTAAAAAACCAACTAGAACTGTAACAGGAACCACGAAACCTGGAACAGGAGGAGGTGGTTTTGATACATCAGCTGCTGATAAAGCAGGAACATCTTTAGGAAGTGGTCAATTTTCACCAAAGACAAGTAGAGGAAGATCGGGTTATACTTTAGGTGGACTAGCCAGAATGTTAGGCGAATAATGAAAAAGTTAACAACTACAATACCACCATTACGTGGACCTAACCCACAAGGGTTGAATATTACTTATAATACTGTTAAGACAATAAAACTGGAGAAATTAAATGGCAGAAATGGACAAAGGTCTTCCGAACACTCGGACGAAACTAGAAGTTCCTTCGCAAGAGGAAATAGAAGAAGTTAGCGTTCAAGAACCAGAAGATAGTAAAGGACCGATAGAAGTTATACCCGAAGAAGATGGTGGTGTAACATTAGACTTTGAACCGGGTGCAATCAATGTACCAGGAACCGAGAATCATTTTGATAATTTAGCAGACATTTTACCAGATGATATTTTAAATCCAATTGGATCTGAAATGGTTAGTAACTATTTAGATTATAAATCTTCTAGAAAAGATTGGGAACAATCTTACACACAAGGTTTAGATCTATTAGGTTTTAAATATGAGAATAGAACGGAACCGTTTCAAGGAGCTAGTGGTGCAACTCACCCAGTTCTTGCAGAAGCAGTTACACAGTTTCAAGCACAAGCTTACAAAGAATTATTACCAAGTGATGGCCCTGTAAGAACACAGATCATAGGAGTTAAAAACCAACAAACAGAATCACAATCACAACGTGTTAAAGATTACATGAATTATTTAATCATGGATCAGATGAAAGAATACGAAGAAGAGTTTGATGCAATGTTATTTCATTTACCACTTGCTGGTTCTACGTTTAAAAAAATTTACTATGATGTACCGTTAGGTAGAGTAGTTTCAAAATTTGTACCAGCTGATGAATTAGTAGTACCATACACTGCAACTTCAATTGATGATGCAGAAGCAGTTATACATGTTGTTAAAATGTCAGAGAATGAATTGAGAAAACAACAAGTAAATGGTTTTTATGTGGATGTAGATCTTGCACCACCAAGTAATGTTGAACAAAACTCAGTTGAGAAAAAAGAAAAAGAATTAGATGGGACTAAGAAAACTGGTAAACAAGAAACGATATATACTTTACTTGAGTGTCATGTAAACTTAGACTTAGAAGGTTTTGAAGATCAAGGACAAGAAGGACCCACAGGAATTAAATTACCATACATTGTAACTGTTGAAGAAGGTAGTAGAACAGTTCTTGCAATAAGAAGAAATTATGCGCCCACAGATCTAAAGAAAAATAAAATCCAATATTTTGTTCATTTTAAGTTTCTTCCCGGTTTAGGATTTTATGGCTTTGGGTTAATTCATATGATTGGCGGATTAAGTAGAACTGCAACTTCTGCTCTCCGTCAATTATTAGATGCGGGTACATTATCAAACCTACCAGCAGGATTTAAACAACGTGGAGTTAGAGTCAGAGATGAAGCCTCACCAATTCAACCAGGTGAATTTAAAGATGTAGATGCACCAGGTGGTAATTTAAGAGATGCATTTTTCCCTTTACCATACAAAGAACCATCACAAACATTGTTACAATTAATGGGTGTTGTAGTTCAAGCTGGTCAAAGGTTCGCTGCTATTGCTGATATGCAAGTGGGCGATGGTAATCAAGCAGCGGCTGTTGGAACTACAGTTGCGTTATTGGAACGTGGTTCAAGGGTCATGAGTGCTATTCATAAAAGATGTTACGCAGCCATGAAAGATGAATTTAAATTATTGGCTAAAGTTGTTTCACAATATCTACCGCCAGAATATCCATACGACGTTGTCGGTGGAGCACGGAACATTAAACAAGCTGACTTTGATGATAGAATAGATGTAGTACCCGTTGCAGATCCTAATATATTTTCTATGTCTCAGAGAATTAGTTTAGCACAAACACAGTTACAACTTGCAACAAGTAATCCACAGATACACAATCTATATCAAGTATATCGAAATATGTATGAAGCAATTGGTGTTAAAAATGTAGACGCAGTTCTACCACCACCAGCTCCAAACGCTCCTATGGATCCAAGTATGGAACACATTAATGCTTTAAATGGCAAACCTTTCCAAGCGTTTCCAGGTCAAGATCATAGAGCTCATATAACTGCACACTTAAATTTCATGTCAACCAACATGGTTAGAAATAATCCTGCATTTATGGCTGCTATACAAAAAAATATATTAGAGCACATAAGTCTAATGGCACAAGAACAAGTACAATTAGAGTTCAGAGAGCAAATGCAAGAGATGATGTTGATGCAACAACAAGCAGCAATGAATCCAATGGTACAACAACAGTTACAAATGCTAACAAATCAAATTGAAGCTAGAAAATCTGTGTTAATTGCAGAGATGACTGAAGAATTTATGAAGGAAGAAAAGAAGATTACCTCTCAATTCGACAATGATCCATTATTAAAACTAAAATCTAGAGAAGTTGACTTACGTGCAATGGAAAATGAACGTAAAAAAGACTATGACAAATCTCAAAACGATATTGCAAAGGCAAGATTAATGCAATCAGGTGAAAATTTTGATGAAAAATTAGAACAGAATGAAGATTTGGCTAAGTTAAGAGCTGGAGTTAGCCTTGCAAAGAGCGGTGTACAACAAGCTAAAGTTATGATAGATGATTAATAAAAAAACAAGGAGCAAAAAACTATGATGAACTATAAAAAAGCAAAAGTTAGTTCTGTTCCAGAGCAAAGTGTTGAAATAGATCCAAGATCTAAGACAACTGCTGATGGTGCTTTCAATTATATTGCTAAACCCGACGTGGTTAAGGTAAATGGCACTAAAAGAATGCTTGCTGGAAAAAGAAAAACTGCAATAGTAGTATAATTATGTGGTTTCAGGCGATTAAACTAGCCGTTTCTGCTGGAAGTAAGATTTATGCTAACAAGCAGAAGACTAAAATGGCAATGTCGGATGCACAACTGATGCATGCGTCTCGTATGGCCGAAGGTAAGGAAGCTTACCAAGGAAAACTACTTGAGGCCAGACAATCGGACTGGAAAGACGAGGCAGTTTTGATAATTTTAAGTTTGCCCGTGGTAATTTTGGCTTGGGCAGTCGTATCGGATGATCCAACCGCTATGGACAAGGTAAAATTGTTCTTCGAGATGTTCTCAGAGCTCCCGAAATGGTTTACAAATTTATGGATCCTTGTCGTGGCGAGCATTTATGGTATAAAGGGTACACAGATTTTTAAAAACGGAGGCAAAAAATAATGGCTAACAAATATTACAGACAAAATTTAAGAAATGGAACTAATCCATCTAAAAGAAAATCCAACATTGCAAAAATAATGGAAACTTTTGGACCTAAGAAAAAAGTTAAAAAAGAAAAACCTAAAAAGAGAATGTTTGCTAACAAAGGTGGTGGAGCAGACAGTGGTAGAATGGGTGAGATCAAAAGTAAAGTTACACTTGCAGCAGATCGAATTAGAAAATTAAATAATGATATGGGCATATCAAAAGGAGGTTTAACTAAAGAACAAATTGAAAGATTAAAAGAAATCATGAAAAAAAGAAGAGGGGAAAAAGAAATGACTCCTTTAGATACAGGTAGATTTTCCGAAAAAGATATTTCGATGGCAAAAAAATTAGTAAACATGAAAAAAGGTGGTAGAGCTGCTCTTAAAAAAGGTTCCAAGTTCCCTGATCATTCTGGTGATGGTAAGATTACTCAAAAAGATATTTTAATGGCAAAAGGTGTAATACCTAAAAAGAAAAATAAAAAGGTAATCTAATGGCAAAACTATGTCCTAGAGGTAAAGCAGCAGCAAAGCGTAAATTTAAAGTGTACCCTTCGGCGTACGCAAACATGTACGCATCAGCTGTATGTTCAGGCAAAGTTACACCAGGTGGCAAGAAGAAAAGAAAAAAAGCTATGGGTGGTGGAATGATGATGGATACACCTCGTATTACTTACGGAAGTGGTGGAATGTGTAAATTAGCTACAAAAGGTAAAGGAAAAGCTTACGGAAAGAATTCGTAATGCGTACACACTTTTCAAAAGGTGGTTTAAGACAATGGGTAGCGGAAAAATGGGTAGACATTGGAGCACCGAAGAAGAACGGAAAGTATCAGCCGTGCGGGAGAAGCAAAGGCTCGAAACGGAAATATCCAAAATGCGTCCCACTTGCAAAAGCCACACGGATGACAAAAGGGCAAAAGGCGAGTGCTGTCAAACGAAAACGATCAGCAGGTAATCCCGGTGGTAAACCAACCAACGTAAAAACATTTGTATAATGAGAAGAGAATATTATTCAAAAGGAACAAATCCTCCAAAAACTAAAAAGTATTTCAGATCTACAAAGTCTGGAGCAGGGATGACTAAAGCTGGGGTCGCCCGATATAGAAGAGATAATCCCGGTTCAAAACTAAAAACAGCCGTGACTGGAAAAGTGAAGCCAGGATCAAAAGCTGCAAACCGACGTAAGTCGTACTGTGCAAGAAGTGCAGGTCAAATGAAAAAATTTCCAAAAGCTGCAGCTGATCCTAATTCACGAATAAGGCAGGCTCGTAGAAGATGGAAATGTTAAATGCAATTAGAAAACGTATTAAGAAAACTAATCAATTTTATAAATACTAGAATAGAAGCACTATCCATAACAGTAACATCAGGAGGTGTTGACAATATGGAAAAGTATCAGTATATAATAGGACAGATAAACGCCCTAGAGGCAACCAAACAGGAAATCTCTAACCTGCTAAACGATAAGGAGCAAAATGAAAAAGGAACAGTCATCAATCTTAACACCAAACAATGATCTTATTGGTGTAAAGAAATCAGAGAAAAAAGAAGAACCAAAATTACCAAAACCGACAGGTTGGAGAATGATAGTTTTACCTTTTAAAATGAAAGATAAAACTAAAGGTGGATTAGTATTAGCTGAAACAACTTTAGAAAGGCAACAAGTTGCATCTCAAGTTGGTTTAGTTTTAGCTATGGGTCCAGATTGTTATAAGGATAAGGAGAGATATCCTAAAGGTCCATGGTGCAAGGTCAATGATTGGGTAATGTTTGCGCGTTACGCTGGATCACGGATCAAGATAGATGGTGGGGAAATGCGTCTGCTAAACGACGATGAAGTGTTAGCAACAATAGATAGTCCAGAAGACATATTGCATGAGTTTTAATCATAGGAAGGAGTAAACTATGCCAGACGAAGAAAAAAAGACAGTACCCATCGATACATCAGGATCTGATGTTACGGTAGATATTGAAGAAGCAAAAGAAGAAGCTGTAATTGAACAGCCAGAAGAAAACAAGGAACAAGAAACAGACAAATCATTTGAAAATGAAAGAGAAACAAAGTTAGATGAAAAAAAATCTGACGGTGAACTAGAAGACTACAGCAAAGGTGTACAAGCGAGAATAGGAAAACTAACTCGTAAATTAAGAGAGGCTGAAAGAAGAGAACACGCAGCTCTTGATTATGCTAAAGGTGTAGAAGAATCTAGAAAAAAATTAGAATCTAAATTTAAGAAAACAGATTCTGATTATGTTAAAAAATTTGAGACTAGTATTCAAACAGGGTTGGAAGCTGCACAAAAAGAATTAGCTGCTGCGATCGATACTGGAGATTCTAAAGCTCAAGTTGAAGCTAATAAGAGAATTGCAACTTTAGCCTTTGAAAATGCAAAGCTTGAACAAATAAAACAAGGGCAAGAGGAGATAGTAGAAGAGGATAAACTAACAAAACCTTCTCAAGTGCAAAACGCACCTGATATTACAAAACAACCAGATAATCCTGATCCTAGAGCAGAAGCTTGGGCATCAAAAAATACTTGGTTTGGTAGTGATAGAGCGATGACTTATACTGCATTTGAGATACATAAGGATCTTACTGAAAAAGAAGGGTTTGATCCTAGCTCTGACGAGTATTATGTGGAAGTTGATAAACGTATTAGAGTTGACTTTCCCCATAAATTTGGTAATACTGAAACAACTACGACAGCTCCCGTGCAAACGGTCGCCTCAGCACAAAGAAGCGTAAAGCCAGGTCGCAAAACTGTGAGACTCACTTCTTCACAAGTAGCAATAGCTAAAAAATTAGGAGTGCCACTCGAAGAGTACGCAAAACAATTGAAAAACACGGAAGGAGCGTAAAATGGAAAAAGATAAAAATACTTCTCGTGCGAGCCAAACACGAACAAAGTCGGAAAGACCTAAAGTGTGGGTTCCACCATCTTCTCTAGATGCACCCCCTGCACCTGATGGATTCAGGTATAGATGGATAAGAGCTGAAGTCGTAGGATTTCAAGATACGAAAAATATAACTGGACGTTTAAGAGAAGGTTATGAATTAGTTCGTGCCGAAGAAGTCGAAAACGCAGGCGATTATCCTGTTCTCGAAGACGGGAAATACAAGGGAGTGATTGGGGTCGGTGGCCTTCTGCTTGCGAAGGTACCTAACGAGATCGCACAACAAAGACAAGATTACATGACTGGTAGACACCAAGACCGTGATCAAGCAGTAAAAAACGATCTAATGAAGGAGCAGGATAGTAGGATGCCTATCAATGTTGAAAGGCAATCCCGTGTAACCTTCGGTGGTACGAAAAAGTAATTTTAAATATCATCGATTAACGTTAACCGTGCTGGAGGTCTTTTCGGAGACAGGCACATAAGGAGAAAACAACTATGGCTAACACAAGTACAACTGGTTTTGGTGCTAGAATGTCTCTTGCGTTGGGGAATACACCTGCAACGTCTGGACAGTCTAAATACAAAATCAAAAGTGGCTTGGGTAAAAATATCCACAGTCATGCTCCCGTTTCTTTACAGTATTCATCTGGCGGAGATGCGAGCTACATTCAGGATATAACTCATGCTACTATGGACGATGGTCTAACTGGTGGTGCTTCTTGGGATGCGGATGCTTCAAACGTGCAACCAATCCTAGGAGTGTTCAATGGTGCGTTCTATATTGACAACTCAACTAGCAAACCAACATTTGCTAATTTTGTAGCGTCAGGAACTACTTTTGCAACAAACAACAACACTGGTAATAATGATGGCATTGGTTTTGTTAATGATAACCCCTTCCAAGAATACATTGTAAGAGCAGACGCAGCAGTGGCTGACTCTAACATTGCTGGAAGATGCAATCTTAACAACCACGGTTCACATAAAAACGGCACATCAATCGTAACTCTAGACATTCAAGCCGATAATGACGGTAGAGCGTTTAGAATAATCAGATCAGCAGAAGTTCCAAATCAAGAGGATCTAGCTGCAGCTGGTGCAGACATTGTCGTTGTATTCAATAACAGAGCAACTCTATGGACTAGAGACGCTTAAGCCTAGAATAGGAGAACAATCATGGCAATATCACGATCACAACTAGTTAAAGAACTAGAGCCAGGTTTGAACGCACTGTTCGGCTTGGAATACAAGAGGTATGAAAATCAGCATGCTGAGATTTATACTAACGAATCATCTGACAGAGCTTTTGAAGAAGAAGTTATGTTATCAGGATTCGGAAGCGCACAAGTAAAAGGTGAAGGTTCTGGAGTAGCATTTGACGATGCACAAGAGACTTTCACAGCTCGTTACTCACATGAGACTGTAGCTTTAGCATTTGCTATCACAGAAGAAGCTATCGAAGATAACCTCTACGATAGATTAGCTGCTAGATACACAAAAGCTTTAGCTAGATCTATGAGTAATGCTAAACAAGTAAAATCTGTTGAGCCTTTAATCAACGGTTTACCATCAACTGATACATTTGATTCAGGTGATGGAGTTAGCTTGTTTAATACAGCTCACCCTACGTTAAATGGTACTTTTCAAAATACCCTTACAACGCAGGCAGACCTTAACGAAACTTCGTTAGAACAATCACTTATAGATATAGGTGCTATGACTGACGAAAGAGGTCTTAAAGTTGCAGCAAGAGGAGTAAAAATGATTATTCCTCAAGAGCTTCAGTTCACAGCTGAGAGATTAATGAAATCTCAAGGTAGAACTGGAACAGCTGATAATGATATCAATGCAATCGTATCTATGGGTATGATTCCGCAAGGATACAGAGTTAATAACTATTTAACTGACTCTGATGCATTCTACATCATTACAGACGTACCAAATGGTATGAAAATGTTCACAAGAGCTCCATTGACAACTGCAATGGAAGGTGACTTTGATACTGGAAACGTTAGATACAAAGCTAGAGAAAGATACAGCTTCGGCGTATCAGACCCTAGAGGTATCTTCGGCGTTGAAGGTGCGTAATCATTAAATTTTATGGGGCGGTCTAAAAATCGCCCCATTTACAACATAAATTGATAAGAAGATGAAAAATTTCCTAATAAATATATGGGCTTACGATCATCATGCAAAATTTAAAGTTTTGTCTGAAGATGATGCCGTTTCTCTAGAACAATCGATCCTTGACAAATTGGGAGAAAAAAGTATAAATTGGGAATATCTTGGTATATCATATGATAACCGAGTAAACAGAATAACCTATGAGGAGGTTGTTGATGATACAAGACCTATACAAACAAAAAAGGTCCTTGGAGTTGAAGTGGGA